TTAATAGCGCCACTCCCTGCCCCGCCGGGCGCGCGGCACTTTCGGTGAATTTATCGCCCGAATCGCCCACACGATGCCAATCGCCAGCAGCAGCCAGGGCAGCAGCTTGATCATCAGGGCAAACAGGCCGCCGATAAACATCACCGCCGTCGCGACAACCAGCGCCGCAATAATCCCCACCAGCGAGACGCCGGTCACCAGCAGCATGACAAAAAAGCCAATCACAAATAACAGTTCAAACATGGCTATTCCTCGCAAATTGATTATGCATAGAGCACTACAAGAAGCGTGCCATTTTTTAAGGCTATGAATAATAACGAAAACGCCTCGCAGCAATGGGCGAGGCGTGGTGAATTTGACCAGGTTTTAGCGTAAAAATCAGCGCCGGCTGGCGACCAGCTGCAGCGCCTGCTCGAGAACGTTAACGTCGGCGCCGGCCTTGTGGGCGTTCTCGCTCAGGTAGCGGCGCCACTGGCGCGCGCCGGGAATGCCCTGGAACAGGCCGAGCATATGGCGGGTGATATGACCCAGGTAAGTCCCGCGGCTCAGCTCGCGCTCAATGTAGGGATACATGGCGCGCACGACGGCCACCGGATCGGCGTCAGCGCCATCTGCGCCGAAGATCTCGCGGTCTACCGCCGCCAGGATGCCGGGATTCTGGTAGGCTTCGCGCCCGACCATGACGCCGTCCATATGCGCCAGGTGGGCCTTTGCCTCTTCCAGCGATTTGATGCCGCCGTTAATCGACATCGTCAGCTGCGGAAAATCGCGCTTAAGCTGATAGACGCGCGGATAGTCGAGCGGCGGGATCTCGCGGTTCTCTTTCGGGCTGAGGCCCGAGAGCCAGGCCTTGCGGGCGTGGATAATGAACGTGTCGCATTCGCCGCGGCCGGAAACCGTGTCGATAAAGTCGCAGAGGAAGGCGTAGCTGTCCTGGTCATCAATGCCGATGCGGGTTTTCACCGTCACCGGAATGGAGACGACGTCGCGCATCGCCTTAATGCAGTCCGCCACCAGCGCCGCGTTGCCCATTAGGCAGGCGCCGAACATGCCGTTCTGCACGCGATCGGACGGGCAGCCGACGTTAAGGTTGATTTCATCATAGCCGCGCGCCTCGGCAAGCTTAGCGCAGTGCGCCAGCGCCGCCGGATCGCTGCCGCCCAGCTGCAGCGCCAGCGGATGCTCTTCCTCGCTGTAGGCCAGATAGTCGCCCTTACCGTGGATAATCGCCCCGGTAGTGACCATCTCGGTATAGAGCAGGGTCTGGCGCGACAGCAGGCGCAGGAAATAGCGGCAGTGCCGGTCCGTCCAGTCGAGCATCGGCGCAATCGAGAACCGTCCGGGCCAGTTGTCACGAGCAATTCCGCTTGTGTCACTGGCTACGGGCGGTTTTTTTGTTTCTATATTTTGGTGCATTTTCACACTTAATGTATTATTTTTGCTTTCTCAGTACACCAATCAGGACACCATTTAAATGGTGTACCGCAAGCAATATCGGTTAAATAATGGCTTACTATAACATAATTAAACGACCAAAGGCGGACGGCACAATCCGCTATCGCTGCACCGTGGGCATTAAAGCGGGCGGGAAACACCTGCACCGCGAGACGCGAACATTTAGCAAACTGACGTTGGCAAAAACCTGGGGCAGTCGGCGTGCGCTGGAACTGGAAGAAAAGGGTGTACCAGGCAGAGACGAAGCCGCCGGCGTGTCGTTGCGGGAGCTTATCGCCCGGTACATCGCAGATCCCAATCTCGGAGGCAAAGCCGGGCGCACTAAACGGTATGTGCTGGACATGCTGGCAGATTGCGACATCGCACGTCTTCAGCTGCCCGAGTTATCAGTAGCCCACGTGATTGAGCACTGTCGCGAGCGGGCTGCCGCCGGCGCCGGTCCGGTAACCGTTAGCCAGGACGTCAGCTACCTGGCGGGGGTGCTGGACTCGGCAAAACCGGTGTACGGCATTGAGTACACCAAAAACCCAGCCAGGGAGGCCCGGCCTACTTTGCTGCACATGGGCCTTGTGGGCAAATCTAACAGGCGGAGCCGCCGGCCTGTAGGCGACGAACTCGACCGGTTAGAAGCAGCGCTAAAGGTGCGGAGTGATCACCGCAGTGCGAAAATTCCGTACGTCGATATCCTTCGGTTTTCTATATTGAGTTGCATGCGAGTGGGTGAGGTTTGCAGGTTACGCTGGGATGATATCGACCAGGACGCTCGTGCTGTACTGGTACGAGACCGCAAAGACCCTCGCAAAAAAGAAGGCAACCATATGAAAGTCGCGCTGCTTGGGGAAGCCTGGGAGATCGCTCAGCGCCAGCCCAGAAGCAACGACCTGATATTCCCCTATAATTCTACATCTGTCAGCGCAGGTTTTCAGCGCGTGCGCGATAAGCTCGGGATAAAGGATCTACGCTACCATGATATGCGCCGGGAAGGGGCCAGCCGGTTATTTGAAGCGGGGTTTAGTATTGAAGAAGTGGCCCAGGTAACAGGCCACCGGTCTTTAAATGTGCTCTGGCAGGTATACACCGAGCTGTACCCGAAGTCGTTACACGCTCGCTTTGAAGAATTGCACAGAAAGGCTAAAGAGTAGCTTGGTACCACGCCTGCCAGCGGTAGGTATTCAGTCGCAGCTGGCGCAGGCACTCCGCCGTTTCGACATCCGCCTGCAGATCCTCGTCGCTATTTGTTCCCGCCTGGCTGGCTCCCCGGCACGGCTCCTGCATCAAATCCGCTGATGGTGTTGGCCGCGTCAAGGGCACGCTGGCGCAGCTGCACAGCGTCGCTATCAAACTGGCACAAAGTACGGTCCGGATTATTGACATATTTCACCACGTCTCTGTAAATGGTTCGGTAGACCACACGCCCCTCGGTGGCGGCCGTAGCTGCCTTCTTTTCGCTAGCAACGATTGCCTTCTCGGTCTTTTTGCTTTTCTTTGCTGCCACCCGGTTAGTCTGCTCGCTGTGGGCGTACCAGCCCCGTAGATAGCCGGCATAGAAAATGGTTACCTGCAGCCCCAGCACCGCGCCGGCGATCAGCAGCCTGAATTTAATTGTCACTCGTCTAGCCCCCAGCACGTTAATGCGCTCTCCTGGTCGCGGCGGACCACCTGGCCGTAACAGCCGTTCTTCTGTCCTTTGGTCTGCCGGCAGTCGCGGCCACCGTCGCGTATCCACCACCGGATAGCTTCGCAGGCCCCCCGGCGGTCGCCGGCATTGATGCGCTGGTAGAACGTTGAGGGGAAGCAGCGGCCAGGGCCGATGTTGTACGGGCAGAACGATGCGATCCCCGCTTTCTGTGGTTCGGTCAGCGGCACGTGGATATTGCGGTTAACCCACGCCAGCGCCTTATTGCGCTCAATGGCGTTCACCGCGTCGCATTTGGTCTGCGTCAGTTTCATACCCTGCATCACCGGTTTTCCGTCAACCCGCGTCGCGCCGCGGCAAATCGTCCAGATGCCGGAGCCGTCCCGGTAAGCCGTCAGGCTGTTGCCCTCTTTTTCGTTCAGGAACTGGTCAAGAATGACTGACGCCGGGGCACCGGCGAGCACCAGGCCGAGCACCGCTGCGCTGAGCTTACTCCGGGCGCTCGCCATAGAGATTATCCTTGCGACGGTCTTCCTTGATTTTGAAATAAAGGTTTGTCAGGTAGGTCAGCAGGCCAAATCCCACGCTCGCAAGGACGCCGATAGCGGCCCACTGGCTGGGGCTGACTTTATCGAGGAGTTGAAGCAACCAGAATCCGCCGCTACTGATCGAGGTGACGTATGAGGCGCCCGCCGCCACGTCGGAAATATTATTCATTCGCATGCCTTACCCCCCTGGGGGTTCACTGTAGGTAGTGAGCTGAGGGTAAGGTAGGGCGCTGGTCGGAATCCTGACTAAATTGAAACTTTTTTGCTATGAAATAACTTTCAAAAGACTTGGATACTCCGTGAGTAACGCTTCTTTGACAGACATGCCAGCAACGCAGTAATAATACCACTGCGCTGGATAATCTATAAATAGCGGGCTATCGATGTTCGGGTCTTCAAGTAACCGATACTCAGAGAGTTGAAGCCCTATACTATTAGCCAAATCCACAATAGCTTGAAAATACTCCTCTTTTGTTTTCATGTTATATTAACCTTTGAGTTCCTGTAAACGTTCGTTTTATCTGACCAAAACGACCCGAGAGCCCCATTCTCCCGGCTATTTTCGAGCGTCAGGTCGGTATGCGTTGCTGTTGAGTTAATTGCATAACCAGATGCAGAGTAGATATCATTCTGCCCCAGAACGCTATTATTCTGGCCGCCCGCGATACTGAGAGCTGTACCTCCTGATGAACCTGTGTTAAAAATACGTGATTTTGATAATTTAAAGCCAACGGCAGACACTAAGCGTGCTGCCGAACCCGAACCAGAATTAACTATTTCTGCGGTATCGATGACAACCCCTGTACCTAAACCGATATTCAATAAAAACTCCGACGTATTTCCCGACACTGTCAGGTTAAGATGCCTTTGGTAAGCACTCCCCATATAAACAGCTTGTTGATTACTCGCTTTTAAGATGAACTTAACGTTGTTTGTACTAAAATTTATATTAGCAACTCGATAACCAATTAGTACTGAGTTGTTAATTTCGTACCTATTAAGCGAGTTGTTAGGCATAAGAAACGAGTAAGAATCATAGCTTTCAAAATGACTAGCATTTATTGAAACATCCGTGAAACTTGAACTTCCGCCGTGCCACAGCGCAGGTCCTTTAACCTTTATATTAAAATTATCCAGTCTAATATTATTACAAGAAGTATAGAGACCAACACCGTAGCGTGTGAAGGAAGACTCCCCCTGGATATTGTTCGCGTTAACATTTGTTGCCGCGTCAAGCCACATAATCACGCCTGAAGTGTTTTTTGCTGAGCAGTTAGATAGGGTTACATCATCTACGCGAGCTATAGTAGCTACGCCTGTTCCGTCCACCCCCGCGTAATTCACATCGCCATAAAGCATCCCGATCCAGTCAGAGCGGCAATTGTCCATTGTCAGACTAACACGCGCGATACCAGAACCAGTATAACGGATGTCAATAGCATCAGCGCAACAATATTCTGCGTCATTATCACTAATTGTGACTCCGCTATAATCAGGATGTGGTCCCGGCTGTATACCACTCTGGCCACAGTATCGCTGCTTACAGCCGCTGATGTATACGTTGCTTGCGCCATACCAGTTAATACCATTCCGTCCTACATCATGGCAGTGCGTGTTAATAATACATATATCATTTACCCCGCCAAAATCCACGCCGTCACACCCACCGGAAACAATACGGGAAAGACCTGAATCCCATACAGCTAATTTCCCCGTCCAGAATGCCTCGCAGTGAAGTACCCTGATGTTATTAACTTCGAAGAATACAAACGCACTGGATTTTGCTCGTGATAGCCCAGTTCCGCCGCCTTTGACAAGGGAGATCGTAAGGTTGTCCCCCCCGGCTTGTGCCTGAATGGCCTCGTATTTACTCTCGATGGTGATCCCTTCTATGGTTACCCCGGGATTGGTAATCAGCAACGCCGGATAGGGACTGGCTCTGTCCGAAGAACTCCACATCCATTCCTCCTCAGTCGTAGAAATTATTCGGCCATTACCAATAATTTTAACGTTTGCAGCGGGTATGATATTAGGTTCAACAAGATAATCGTGGCTGAGTAAAACCGTAGCCCCTTCTATAGACATAGACTTCTGAACGGCTTCTGTGTCAAAAGTAGTTCCATCCCCGACGGCACCTTCCATTTCAGGGGTTCTAAAACCGAGCCCCCCAATTAAACTGGCACCGGTCGATGCAGCTAGTTTTATGGCCAAATCAGCAGTATCTGTTTGTGCGGCGATCGGAACAAAATGCCCTTGATTATTACAGCCAACCAGCATATTTGCACGAACCTTAGCCGGGAAATATTCAGGTACGCTAGCTTCCGGAACCCGCAGAGTACGCTGGAGGTTATTATGGCCGTTATCAACTACAAACTGTTTATTAGCCGCATCGTTGTTGTTTACCGGGTAGCCTAAGTTCTCAATTCGGTATCCCTTCGCATTAAACGGCCCACCTAGCAGCGGCCGCGTCAGCGCCAGCCCCAGGTAGATAAACGCCCGCTGGATAGCCATCCACAGCCGGTCAAAGTCTTTATTGACGGTATCCGCCAGCAGGTCGCCGTTGTCCTGGTAATCGGTCAGGCGGTACGTGGGAATGTTGCGCTCCAGCATAACCATCGTGTCATTTGCCGGCGGAGTCAGGAAGGTGATGTCGCCGCCGCCCACGTTGCCGACCCCGCCCACGCTATACCCGCCGGTCACCACCGCCCCGTTGATCGTCACCTGGATATCGCCGGCGCTGATCAGATAAAATTCGTAAGCGAAAACCGTCGTCAGCCCGTTGGCCGTGTAGATGTTATAAGGGGTCTGGTTAGGTACCGACATGGGGGAACCTCTGGCTGGCTAATAGTCCACGGCGACCAGGTGATCGCCGTCATTTGGTTGCCAATGTTCCCTCGCCTGTCCGGTCGGAATCCCGACCAATTTACCGATGCGTACCGGCGTCTCGCTGATCGCGCCGGCGCCGGAGTCGATGAAGTCGTCCGGCTGGTTGGTTAGCGCCGGGTTAAAGTCGCGCATTTGATCGTACATCGGGCCGTCGAGCACGTCGGTATGCGCCCACAGGAACCGCGACGAGAGCGGAGCCTCGAACGCGTCCAGGATGCGCTTTTGCTTGTTGGTTACGCTGAACTCTTCCCGCACTCCGCAGCCAGTGCCTTTGAGTGCCTGACGCAGCAGCTTGCCCGCGAATGAGCCCGGGCCGTTGACTTCGACGCACACCAGCGGGATCTGATATTTCAGCACCAGCTCTTTAATCTGCATCACCTGGCCGCCGGTGATTTTGTCGTTTTCGCCGAACTCCGCCAGCTCGCCAGTCAGCTCCCGGCAGATGTGCCAGTACAGATGTCCGCGCGCGTCGGTCAGCATCAGCGAGAACGCCGAGGCGTCGGCCTTAACCTTGCCGGTGGCAACGTCCCACCAGGCCACGGCGCCGACGATTTGCGTCTGGCCGAGCCACATCGACGCGGCGCGGTTGGCGTAGCGGATCTCAGGCTGAATGTTGTATTCGCGGATGCGGTCGGGGTCGAGACGCACCTCGCCAACCGGCTTGCTGTGCAGCTGGTACTGACTGTCCCACTCGTTGACCGTGCGGCACTCCCGCCGGCGCAGCACCAGTTCATCGTGATCGAACCGGTCCGGCCAGGCGCACCCGGCGTAAAAATCAACGACAGTCTCCGGCGCCGCGGCGAACTCCACGCCGTCGGCCGTCAGCTTGTAGTCGATGCCTTCACGCAGCAGTTTGGTCGCCTTGTGAATCCCGACAAAAACGTACTCCGGGCGGAAGGGCACCCGGTAGCGCGTGCGAGTGGCCTTCTTCGCTTCGACGCGGTGCTCTTTGGCAAATAGCTTAATCGTCAGGCAATCGGCGCCCTCGGCCTCTTTTTCATCGTAGAGGCTGTCGTGGGTGTGCGGCGTGCCGATAAACAGCTTCCGGCCGCCGGGGATCAGGATGTGGGTCTGCTCGCTGAGCCGGTAGCGCAGCTTCTCACGCGCTTCAGGCGTCTGGATATTGCCCGGCACCTCAACGTCATCATTCTGGCACTCGTCGGCGCGGGAGCCGGTGACGTTCGACAGAATGCCTTTTGCGAACATGCTCGCGTTTCGCATGTCCAGCGAGCCGTTAACCCACCACTGCTCGATGGTGCCCAGCCCATCCGGCAACATGCCCTTAGTCAGCGGATGATTGCGCAGCACGTTCTGCGTGTCGCGGCTGGTCTTGCGGGCGGTGGTGTCGGATTCGGACTGGTGCAGTATGCGGTACTGCCGATCGCAGTAATACCGCCAGGCGTTGTACACGCCCAGGATCGTAGATTTACCGAACCCGCGAAAGCAGCGCAGCACAGCAAGATTGCCGCGATGCTCCAACCAGTGGCAGGCCCGGTAATGGCAGTCGGGAACGTCCCAGTTCATCCGCTCTGCCCACATCAAAAAGAAGGCCAGGAACGAAATCACTTTTTGCCTTTTTGCTGCTGCAGGCGCTCAATGATGGCTGCCGCCTCGCGCTCGGCCTTCGATACCTGCTTGCCCAGCTCGAACGCCTCATCGTCCTGGCCGGGGTTGTCCGATGGAGTACCGCCACGCGTCTGCATGCCGATCAGCGAGTGTACCTTAATCAGCAGCGTCAGAGACGCCGCCGCGTTCTTTTTGTCCCAGTAGCGATCGCCTCGCTCGTCCTTTGTCAGCTCGCTGGGCTTTTTGTCGGCGCCCGGCCAGTTGTCGGGGTCGGCCTCGTGCAGCACCACATCAGTTAATTTATCGGTCAGCGCCGTCAGCCGGGTTTTGTAATCTGAATGCATAAAAAAGCCTCGTGGTTATCCATGAGGCTATGATGTGATGGGGCGAGGGTCGGAATCCTGACTTATTGCGTATCGTCACGATCAGGCGAGAAAACTCATACGAATTAACTTACTAACCTAATAAAACAACAATTGGTATAATGTTCACATAATTCTATTTATTAGGGTGAATGCAATGAACTATCTCGTGGTAACTTTTGGCGTTATAGCGATTATCGCCTCTGTTTTTTTATCCAAATGGGCCGAAGAACAACATAAGAAAAAAGGGTATCAGGCTAGCCCACCTCCTGCTCCTAAGCGTTTACCTAAGGAGCCAAAACCCAAGAGAAAGATTATACCCGGCTTGCGCGTTTCGCTGGATAAACTGGATACTCCCGTTAAACGCGCAGCCTTTGTCGCTTTTGTAACTGGTTTGTTTCTTATGCTTATTGGAACTTTTCACGATGAGTTTTATTTTGATAACGACTCATTCTTTCGCTCTATCCAATTTAGTCGCAGATTCGGCTCAGTTCCCATCTTCGGTATTGGTTTTTACCTCTCTATCGCAGGACTGCTTTTTTCATTACTGTTCGACTACACTCTTGGCCCATTGACTAAATGGATCAAACAGGGACGTCAAAAGAACTAATCGCCAAACTCATACGGCTTTTTGTAGCGCCCCATCTCAGGCGAGTACAGGTCGCCTGACGGATCCCAGAAGTATTGCTGTCCCTTCTGGTCTGCATACTTCCGTAGGCGCCGCTGATAGCCGGGATTGAGCGCCTCAGCCGCGTCGTTAAAAAACATGTGATCAACGGCGGCCTTAGTATACCAGTAATTCAGCGGGGCAATCTGCTGACGACCAAAACGGATAGCCATGTACCCGGCCTTCTGAGGATCCGTTGCTGCGGTAAATCCAATTTTTCCTATCGTTGCCAGATCACCGAAAATTGGCACCGCGCTGGAGCTATGCCCTGAATTATCCCCACTCACTGCATCGTACATGCTGGTCACCAAATCCTGGAACATCGCAAACCCGCCGCCGATGGCGATCGCTTTCGCCAGCGTTCTCACATCATCCGGCGGTGGCGGATTCTGCCCGCTGGTTACCGCCTGGGCGACCAGCGCCATATAGCCGAAGCTGGCAGAAAGCGCAGCGGTAGCCGCGACATAGCCTGCCTTCGTACCGGCTGACTTCCTGCTCAGACGATCAAGCATATGCGCCGTCTGTATTGCCCCGGCGCTCTTGAAGAGCATCACCTGCTTGGTCAACGCATTGGACCGGCCCCCGGCGCTCATTATGGTCTGCGCGGTGAGGTTATGCTCAGAGGTAACAATATCGCCGCCCATCCGAATAAAACCCATCATCTGGGACTGCAAGCGCAGTGTCTCATCTGGCGTTAACCCCAGAGTAGCGACGTCAGAAACGTCATGAATATCCTGCCCTCTGAGCTTTTTCCTGGGCACTCGAATGATGTTTTGCCAGTCGCCTTCGGTGATACCGGCGTTGTTCAATAGCCCTCGTTGACTGTCATCCAGCTTGGCCCACGGCGTTTGTGACCACTCGCCCAGCGCCAGCGCGTGCGACGTTTGCCCCGCCCGCCTGGCGGCGTTTGTCCACGCATCGAGCAGCGTATATTTCATGGTCGCCTGAGCGTAGCGACTGAGCGCATTGGGCAGATTGAACCGGCCCTGCGCCATGATCCGCTCTGCCCCCTCACGTGCAGCCCTAACCGCAACCTCCGCCCCGATCCCGAACTGTGCCACCTCTTTAGGGCGGAAGGCGGAATGCAGGACGGTGCCGATATTATGAAGCTGGCCAACATCTGCCATATTCAGCAGCATGCCGGGAGTGTCCTGGAAAACTGAACGTAGCCCAGTGCTGGTCAACTTCGTCGCGGCCTGGTAGGCGGTAAGCGCGCTACTGTAACGGTCCCAGCGATCCATATCTGCATTGTTCTGGACCATCTGGCGGAAATACGCATCCGGACCAAAACCACCACGCCCGGCCCCTTCCAAACTCCCTTTTTTGTTAAAGACCGCTCCCTCCATTTCACTGTCTCTTTTCTCAACCGTATTTTTTAACGTTGAGAAAGTAACCTCCGGATTTGGCCCCATCTCGTTAATTAAAGCTACGTCCCGCGCGCTGCCCTGCAAATGGCTGAAAAATGCCGCGCCCAGAGAGCGATCGCTGAACTGTTCGTTATAGTCTATGACCGCATCGGCATCGCGCAGGTGGATCTCCCTGTGACTACTGTTGAGCATTCTAGCCCGGTTGGATGACCCCAGCCTGCCCGCTGTTCCATCAGCGAGCCCCTGAGCATCGATTTGCGTTTTGTTCACTCCATCGGTAACGATGGAGTCGTACATCTTCCTGATCACCACCTCCAGCTGCTCGTCGTTCATCCGCTTACCGTCGGCGTTCAGGTACTGTTCCCGGTCAAGGTTTTTCATCATGAAGCTGACCCACGCACCTTTATTTTCAGGGCGCTGCATAATGGTCGGGTCATGGGACTGAGGGGCATAATTATCCAGCTTGCCGACAGTACCGCCCGCCCGGTTTCTGGCTTCCCGGTAGCCATCCATCGTTGCTGACCACTTTTGCGCAAAATTTCTGGCCGTTCCGTTCCCGGTGTCGTTCCCGTATATTTCCCGAACGACATCAGCAAAAAACGCATCGCTGCGCTTATTGCCAAAATCCAGCGTCCAGGGGCCGACTTTCGCCTCTTTCAGCATATCGCCGAAGCCCCTCACCGCCACCTGCTCCGCCCCACGTAAGGTGTTATCTACTCCCTCAAGAACATCGATCAGCGACTTGCTCCACTTTCCCGCTTTATCCGGGCGAGCGGCGGCCATCGCATCGAGTTTTTTAGCCGCATCCACGATGGCGGAAAGCTGCCGAATCTTGCTCCTTGCCTGGCTGTCTGCCTGAATCTCTTCCTGTTCGCGAACCCACTTACCGATAGCTACGGTCCTCTCATCGGGTGACATCGACTGCCAGGCGGTGCGGTCTCGCCGGGCCAGAACCTTTGCGCCTTCGTGCATGCGCTCATCAATGCGGGAGATCGCCGCGGTAGTGAGCTTGACCGGCTTACCGGTTACCGAGCTGAGATGTGCTTCTACTGCCTGTATACATTGTGGTTTCATAATCAGGATCCGAATTTAAGGGCGCAGGCCGCCGCAACGTCGTAAAGCTCGGCGGTGCGGCGGGCAGTGGTGTGCTCGGCCTCAAAGCTGTCAATGTGCTGCGAAACGAGGTCGCGTAGCTCGGGGTGGTTCTCCGCTACCGCATTCATCTGCTCACGCAGCAGCTGGAAGGGCTGGTCGGTCGCTTCACTCAAAACACCGGTGGGGAGACTGCTCACCCGCTCAGGTATCGCCTGACGATCTGCAGCCTGGACTACTGCATCAATCTTTTGTGGCGCGTCCCCCGCCAGCTGCTGGCGCGCGAGGTTCCCCTCGTCAAGGTTACCGTTGACGATAAACGCCCGGTCGCCGGTCATGTGATCGGCAACATCTACGCCCTTGCCGCTGTTGAGTGAGTCAATGGCTGAATCCATCGCGGCCACGTGCCCAGACTCGCTGGGCGCATCAGTGGCAAGCCCCGGAGCCGACTCCGTAACATAGTTGTCATGAAGAATATGCGCCGTGGCCGCGTCTTCGTGAACGCTGGTTACCCCAGGTTCGGCTCCTCGCGGGCTACCCGTATCGGTCCGGTGGCCTCCGCCCAGCAGCCCAAACGCTCCGCCCAGGACGAACTCGGTTACGCGGCTGGCGGCGTCAGCCTGACGCATCTGCCTTGCCTGCTCGGTAAACCCTGCGCTCTCCAAAATGTCCGCGCGTCCCCAGCGGTCTATCTCTCCCGTTACGCTGTTCACCGCCCCACCGGCCAGGAATCGGGATCCGTACAGAACGGCACCTTTTCCAACGCCGGTGAAGCCAGGGATTGCCGCACCTACCGCCATCGTAGCGCCGCCCACTGCTGAGTAGTCTTCGAGGTCTTTACCCTTCAGGCCCAGCTTCGCGCCTTCAGCGTGAGCCTCAGTGTATCCCTGCGCCCCTGCCACTGAGACACCCGCCACCGGGTTCACTACCATCAGCGCGAGGGATGGCGTTTGCTGTGCCAGTCCTCCCAGAATGGTACCTACCGTGCCGACCTGCTCGCTATCGAAGCTCTTGTACTGCGGTAACTGGCTTTCATCCGGCGCTGGCGTGCTCAGGGATTCCTGGGCTGCCTGGCTGACGCTCTCGCTACCGGTTAGCTCGGCACCCGCCAGCATCTGAGCAGCAGAGGCTTTCATCTGGCCTTCGCCCAGGGTAGTCAGGCCGATGCGCTGCAGGGACGTTTTCGCATTTGCCAGGCCGGCACTGACGCCCTGCCCGATGCCCTGAAAGAAGCCAGCATCAACACTTTTGATCCCCTCCGAACCGTTCGCGTTAAGCGCCTTTTCAAGCTCTGGATTAAATAGCAGGCTCATTTATTTACCTCAATCACGATCGGACGCCCGTCATCGCCGACTACACGCCGCTGCGTGGCTGCGTTAATCAGCACCTGATTTCCGTCAGAATCAGATACGAATCCGTAAACCCCCTGATTCAAGCCGTTTTTTACATCCTGAACGTTATTGCCAAGCCGATTTATTCCAACCTTTAAGGTGTCAATAAAATTATTCTCATCAACACCTGCGGGGGCTACAGCATAGCTACCGTAAATATTCACAGGTGTACCGATAACGCGATGCAGAGCTTCCGCCTTTGGTGTCGTATCTGGGGCGCCTCCAGAACCTATGTGGTAATCCCTCACGACAGGAATAAGACGCTGGGTCTGAGCCTGGCTAAATGTGGGATATTGTTTTTTGATGGCATCAGCAACGTCCTGGTCGAAGCCCGCTGTTAATTTGACCTTAGGTGCCCCATCAACAGGATTGAGCAGTCGGGAGCCGTTTTCGACGGCCAGCGCGGTTTTATACCCCGCCGGGTTATTTGCCAGATTAGCGACCGCTGAAACTTGCAACGAATCCCCGCCTATTTCCCGGGCGAGTCGATTTGCGATAGCTGGGGTGCTACTGGCCTGCGTGTTTCTCCAGAACTGGATACGCTGGTCAGAAGACATCTTCTCGTAGGCGTCTTTGGTGTTGTTAAGTTCTTCGGTGGTGAGCAGGTTTTTGCCCGCAGTGGCGCCGTATTTTTGCGATATCGCGTCCGCATTTTCCTGGCGCTGCGCCAGACCCGCGCCCCACACTCCGGGTTGCTGCAGCGCAGACTCTGGAGAGAGTGGCTCAAGCGCTGTTCCGGAATCCATCGCGAACACCGCCTGCGGATTTTTCTGCAACTGCGCGCGGCGGTGGTCGATATTGCTCTGAACCGCATTCAGCACCTTGTACTGAACTTCGCTACCACCGTTTTTCTTAAGCGACAGGTTGAGTTTATCGACCTCTTCCTGTGCTTTTTCCGGCGGCAAACTGTATAAACGCTGCGTCTCCACAAGCGCAGACCGAAGAACGGGCGCGCTTCCGTCCTGGCTGGTTCCTGATACAGATGTCAGATAGTTGTTCCAGTCCTGGTCCGTGGGGATCTCACCGTTGGCGATCCGCATCTGCATTGTGCTGCTGGCATGCACGGCTGCATTTTCTCGCCGAAGCGCCAGCATGTCGGCGTGGTTCTGCGCAGCTATCGCCCGCGCCTCGATGCGCGACTGATAGCCCATCGCCTGGTTCAGCAGCGCGTTACGTCTATCTGGGTCCAGCTTGTCAACGTAGAATCCCTTCTCGCTGGTCAGGTCATTATTGAAAGCAGCCAGCGCCGCCCCGTCGTTCCGAGAGGACATGAGCTGCTGCTGGGCCTTATTGAACCAGTTTTTATCTACCCAGCTCTGCTTGACCTTCCCCCACTGGGCGCCGTAGGCAAGCCTCCCCTGCGTATCCAGAGCCGACGACATGCCGTTGATTTTTTCAACGTCAGCATCAGGATAGTTCGTCAGCTTTCCCAGCTGGTCCAGTTGGCCGTCTACCTGGTCTTTTGCCTCAATTTTCAACGCGGTGCGGTAAAGCCCCTGAGCGGCGGACATGCCGTCAGCTTCATAACGCTTAATCCCGCGTTGAGCGACTTCAGTACCCGCCAGATCCAGACCTCCGAATGCCGGCTTCTGGAGCTTAGAGACAGCTGATTTATAAATTCCGTCGATCTGATCAGCCTTAATCGTGCCGTCATCCACTCCCTGACGGATATTCTCATTTATGTCCTTAATTTTTATTTGGTAGTCGAGCAGCTCCTCTCCCGCCCTTGCCCGTATAACTGCGTCTGCCTGTTGATTAATGTCATCAGCCAAGCCCTTTACTGCCATCCCCACCGCACCGGCGTTAGGGACGTCAACCCGCGTTGGCTGAACCTGGGGTGTGACATTACCAAAATTACCTGTCGGGATCCTCATTCCTGGTTACTCCGCAAAAAGCCCGTATTTACCTTCTTTCGCCGTTTTCCAACCGCTATACGCCTTTCCGCCAGCCGAAAGCAGAGAGCTACCAGCGCTGATGTATCCGGCATTGGCTGCATTCCGTCCGCCGATTCTGTCGGCCTGCGCCTGCGCCTGATATCGATTTGCCGTGTTAATACCGTTAACTGTCGTTAAATACGCATCCTGCTCCGCATCGCCAGTGATATCTGAGGTAATGCGCAGCGCCGTGCCCGCGCCTGTCTCTACACCGGATCCCGCCAGCGCAGCGTTGGCCTGGGCGGCCTGCTCACGCCCGGCCTTTCGAATGCGTTCGGCTTCCACCCTGGCCGCTGCGCGGGAGGCCTCCGCGTCTGCCTCCGCCTGATTGGCCTGATAATTCGCCATCTTCTTTTGCTGCTGCCCGGCTGCCACCGCACCGCCGGCCGCGAGAACCGATGACGCGACCAGCGCCACTTCAATACCTGTACACATCGTTAAATCTCCATCGAGTAAAGCAGGCCAGACTGCTGCAGGCCGAGGCGGGAATACAGCTGGCCGGTGCGCTCTGCGTGCACGCCGGTAGTGATCCCCATATTGATCTGCGCGGCACCGTGCGTCTTCGCCCAGGCAACAAACGCTTTAGCCAGGCGCGGACCCGCGCTGCCGCCACGATGCTCGGGCGCAACAAACAGCCCGTATTCGAAGGCCATCAGCTGGCGAGAGAAAAACTGCTCACCGATGCCGCCGGCCAGCCAGCCGATAATCTGCCCATCACGTTCCGCTACCAGTACACAGCCGGCTGCCGCGTCGATCAGGCTGCGGGCCAGCTCCGCACATTTGTCCGCATCAAAGGGTGAATTTTGCGAATAGCGGGACTCCAGATACATCCTGGTGCCCAACTCGATAAGCGCCGGGATGTCCCCGGCGGTTGCATCACGTACCATGTCAGCCCCCGTTACTGGTGAAGGTGAAAATAATTGCGAGCAGGTGGAAAGGAAGCGGCTGGCGCTGCTGGATGACCAGCGTATCCTCGCCGCGCTCCCAGCCGAGTTTCCCCATGTTGTGGTCGCCGGTGAACAGCGGCGCGGGCTGGTTGAGGATTTTCGGGCCAAAGGTGCGGAACGGGATGATTTGCCCGTTGCACTCCGCGCCGGTTGTCTCCAGAAAGCGCATCGTGACTTCGCTGGTTCGTTTGCGGGAGTTCTGCGTGGTGCCCTCGGAGGTAGGCACTTCTGGCGTCAGCGTCTCGATAGTGGTTTCGTAGTGCAGGCCGATTTCTACCCGCTTCGCCTTGCGCGTCAGCTTTATCTGACCGCCGGAGACTGTCGCCTGCGGCATCACTGAGCCGTCGGCGACCACATCAACCGTGCGGCCCTCCAGGTGCGCCAGCCCGCCCCAGGTGGCCGTTCCCGCATCACTGCTGCCAGTTACCGCCGCATCAGTGTTCAGAGCGCTGTCGAACACCTCAACGTAGCGCACTGTCTGTCCGTTCACCTCCCGGCGGACCAGAGCGTAAACCACATCGTTAGAATCCGACGGGATGCAGGCCACCGA